AGTGCTTTCGTTTATGAATTAGACGAGACTCTTGCTCACTACGATTTACGTGGAGAAATCTCTAAGAAGATTGGTTATGCTCTAGCTGAGAACTATGACCGCAGAATCTTCAGAGCTATATCTAAAGCTGCACGTCAACCTTCTCCGGTTACTATGAGTAACTTTGTAGAGCCAGGTGGTTCTGTAGTTAAGGTTGGTGCTGCTGCAAGTACTACTGCTGCAGATGCTTATAATGCTGGTCACTTAGTAAACGCATTCTACGATGCTGCTGCAATCCTTGATGAAAAGGGTGTTAGTGGTGAAGGTAGAGTAGCTGTTCTTAACCCAAGACAGTACTACGCACTGATCCAAGATGTAACTTCTAATGGTTTAATCAACCGTGACGTACAAGGTACAGCTTTACAGTCTGGTAATGGCATCATAGAAATTGCTGGTATCAAGATCTACAAGTCAATGAACATTCCGTTCTTTGGTAAGTTTGGTACTAAGACAGATATGAATCCACGTGCTTCAAATGACAACGAAGGTTCTTTCGTTGGTGAAGCAATGGGTGATCAGGATGCTGCTGCTAATGGTGGTACACCTATTGGTGGACAGAAGACTACAAACAACTATGGTACAGCTGCTAAGTTTGCAAACTCATGTGGACTTATCTTCCAGAAGGAAGCTGCTGGTGTTGTAGAAGCTATCGGACCACAGGTTCAGGTAACTTCAGGAGACATCTCAGTGGTTTACCAAGGTGACGTGATTCTTGGACGTTTAGCAATGGGTGCAGATTTCCTAAACCCTGCTGCGTGTGTTGAGTTCCTTGCTGGTGCAGACCCTGCTTCTACAGGTAATGCTGCATTTGGTGACAACTATCCAACTAACGCTTAATTTTATTTTTATACGGGGACTTCGTGTCCCCCTTTTTTTATGGCTTCCACAACTATTGACCTCGATACCGAACTATCCGCAGTTAACTCAATACTGGGAGCTATCGGGCAATCACCAATAACACAACTTAAAGACCCTACAACAGGGGTAATAACAAACGCTAACCCAGAAATACAATTTATATATAATTTACTCAAAGATGCTAACGTAGATGTACAATCAGAAGGTTGGCACTTTAATAAAGAAAAACATGTAGCATATACCGCTGACTCTACTACTGGCAAGATAGCCATAGGAGCAGACGTATTACAAATGGATGTAACAGATGGATGGAAAACCAGACAGTACGATGTCGTTAGAAGGAGTGGTTATCTTTACGATAAGTTTGACCATACTGATGATTTCTCTGACGTAGGCACTATCTATTTAGACATTGTTAAGCTATATAACTTTGATGACTTACCACCTGTGTTCAGAAGATTTATTACTTACAGAGCATCAAGGCAGGCAGCTGTACAGTTAGTATCTAATCCCGGATTAGTACAACTTATAGGAGTACAGGAACAACAAGCAAGAGCTGCACTTATGGAATACGAATGTAATCAGGGCAACCATTCTATGTTTGGTTTACCAGAAGATAGTTCATATACAGCTTACGAACCATGGAGGAATCTAGCTAGATAATGGCAAATATTAGACAAACTGTACCGGCTTATTCAGCTGGTATATCAGAACAGCCAGACCACTTAAAATTTCCCGGACAAGTTAAGGACTGTATAAACGCTGTACCAGACGTAACCAAAGGTTTGTTTAAAAGACCGGGTGCTAGACGTGTAGGTACAACTAAATTACCTAACGTACAAAGTGGTGGATCATGGTTTCACTACTACAGAGATGAGTCAGAAGGATCTTATATAGGTCAGGTAGCAGCTGATGGTCAGGTACGTGTATGGCGTTGTAGTGACGGTACACAGATGACCACAGCTTACGGCACTGGTGGACAGACAGCTATACAAAACTACTTAGCTACAAGCACACCAGAAAATATACAAACACTTACAATTAACGATACTACATTTTTAAGTAATAGAGATACAACAAACTCTAATACATTAGTTGGTACAACAGGTACAACAGATGATAGACCAGAAGCTCACTGTGCTTTTGTCGAACTAACACGAACAGAAAATGGTAGACAGTATGCTGTAAACATTTATGACGATAGCTCTACAGGTAACTTAACAACAGTTAACAGAGCTACACGTGTCAAGATTACAGCTAATACTTTTAGCGAAGCAGACGGTACAGGATCATGCCCCGGTATAGGTACAGAAGTATTTAGTGTATCTAAACCCGGAGGTAATGGAACTGGTATAGGATCTAATAACGGTAAAAACTTAACATTTAGACTTACAGCTCTAGGTCAACAAGGTATCAGCCCTAACTATAGTGCTGCTGCTGAAGGTCCGGGTGGACAGAATTATAGAGCAAGTTATAGTCTTGAAATAGTATTACTACATGGTGGAGAAGGTTGGACTACAGGAGAAACTGTAACGATCAGCCCTTCATTTGCTAGTACCGCTGCTGCTGGTGGTGGTCAAGCTACCATGACAGTTAGAATAGAGGATCACGAATCTACAGATGTAAAAGCTACTGTAGCAACTAACCATGACGGACTTGTAAGACCGTCTCCTACACCTTTTGATGCAGATACCGCTGTTACAGCAGAGTCTATATTAGGTGGTATGACAGAAAGTTTACCATCAGGTATAACTGCTAAAATTATAGGTACTGGTGTATACTATTCTAGTGCTAACCCTTTTACTATAGAGGTTCTAGAAGATGACATTATGCGTGCATTTCAAAAGTCTGTTAACGATGTATCTCGATTGCCTGCTCAGTGTAGACACGGATATATAGTTAAAGTATCTAACGCACGACTATCAGATGAAGATGACTATTACCTAAGATTTGAAGGTAACGATAATCTTGATGGTTCTGGTTCATGGGTAGAGTGTGCAAAACCGGGTATAGCTAAAAGCTTAACTAATATGCCACTGGTTGTACAGCGTACAGCTACAACTACATTTACTGTTAAACAGTTTACATATGCTGATAGAGGTGTTGGTGATGATGTTACTAATCCACTACCGTCATTTGTAGGCAAGCGTATAAACAAAGTAATATTTTTTAGAAACAGACTAGCTTTACTAGCTGGAGAAAACATAGTATTATGCCGACCCGGAAGTTTAGGTACACCTGATTTCTTTGCAGAGTCTGCCTTAACAGTAGGAGCAGCAGATGCTATTGATATAGCCTGTGCCTCTACATTTCCATCTGATATATTTGATGGTATAGAAGTTAACAGTGGACTGCTAGTATTCAGTACTAACCAACAGTTTTTACTGTCATCAGATGCTGAAATACTAAACCCAGAAACTGCTAAACTACGTAGTGTGTCTACCTATAATTATAACAAAGCAATCTCACCAATCTCATTAGGTGTGACTGTAGCGTATGTAGATAACTCAGGTAAGTTCAGTCGATTTAATGAAATGGCTAATGTTAGACGAGAGGGAGAACCGAACGTCGTAGAACCTAGTAAAATTGTACCTACATTATTAGCTAAAGATATAGACCTTCTCACAAATTCCAGAGAAAATTCTATGGTGCTTTTTGGTAAAACAAACTCTGACACAGTCTTTGGATTTAGGTACTTTAACGTAGGCGATAAACGTCAGCAGCAAGCATGGTTTAAATGGAAGTTTAACAATCCATTATTATATCATTTTATAATTAATGATGACTACTTTTTTTTAGATACAGATAACTTCTTACAGACTTTAAGTCTTGTACAAGATGATGATGATATTAGTATAGATCAGGACGGTGTAAATTATCTATTACATTTAGATAACTATACAACTGTGACTGGTGGATCATATAGTGCATCTACAAATCTAACTACATTTACAAACAAAGCTAACTGGATACCAGATGTTACACCAGTATCTCCTGTCCCTAATAAGTTAGTTGTTATTGACACCGACGGCAACTTAACTAGAATTGGAAGATATGCTGAAGTAACTTTACTCGGTAACTCCCCTGACGATGACTTTACACTTCCCGGTGACTGGTCAACAGGCACATTTAATATAGGTTACTTGTATGACTATCAGGTAGATTTTCCTACTATATACCCTACACAGGTACAGGGAGATAAATCTAACTCTGATGTAAATGGATCTCTTGTGCTACACAGACTACGTGTACATTTTGGAAAGTCAGGATTATATAAAACTACACTTACAAGAGTGGGTAAGCCTGTATATAACGAGGTCTATGAGTCTACTGAGTTAGACGAGTATGAAGCATCAGATGCACCATTTGTAGAAGAAGTAATACGTACAGTACCAGTATACGAAAAGAATATAAACGTAGATATTACAGTTAAATCTACGCACCCATCACCAGCTACATTAAGAGCTATGTCATGGGAAGGATCATTTACACCCAAATTTTATAAGCGTGTCTAAATATATACACCCGATTACAATGAAGGCTGCCTACGAGGTAGCCACTAACTTACGTCCAGAAGACCGTAGAGAGCTCGAAGAGGGATGGGGGGTAGAATCTATCCGCCACCTTCTTTCAGCTGCTTACACGACCCCCTGCGTGTATTTCACTGCACCTAGCGGCAAGGCTGCCGGGATGGCTGGAGTTGGACAACGAGGAGACATATGGATGCTATGTACTCCCGCTATTTATGAAAAACCGATAATGTTTGCAAGAGAGGCGAAGAGGTATGTCGATAGCCGTCAAGAACCCCTCCTCTGGAACATTGTTGACAAACGAAATACAGCCCACATCAGGCTGTTAAAATTTTTAGGATTCAAGTTTTTACGTCAAGTAATACATGGTCCTAACTACTTACCCTTTATTGAATTTTGCCGTGTGTGCAGACGCTAACGCCGGAGCTCGCTTTGCAGCGAAGCAGAAATGGCTAGATAAAAATGCTAAATACAAGTCCGAGGGACTTAAGTATTTCAACAGAGAAGCTGGATATAAGAAGTCCTTACAAGACAATGTAATTGGATTCAGTCGAGCAACAAGTGACGCCTACTCTAAAGCAGTATACGCTAGAGGTAGTGCTATGAAACAAACAGAATCATTAATGAAAAATTACTTCCGTAAACAGAAGGTTAACCAAGGCGGTAGATCTAGAAGTTTTGGAAGAAGTGCAGAGCTGATGAACTTGCTATTTGCTAAGGGTGCTCTGAGAAACAAAGTACGAAATCAGTATGGTCGAAATCAAGCGTTAAGTTACCAACGTAATTTACGTAAGAAACAGTCTATGGATGCTAAGAACAGAAAAACACTTGGCTTTACACCAGAGTATGGTGCACCAGTTATGATGCCGCCTAGCGATAGATTCAGTACATTCCTAAACTTTGGTTTACAGGTTGGTAGTATTATTGCTGCCTCTGATATTAAAGAAAAAGAGAATATAACATATGTAGGTAGCTCACCACAGGGTCACAACATATGGGAGTTTAACTACGTAGGATTTCCTACACGCTATCGTGGAGCTATGGCACAAGAGGTTGCTAAGATTAACCCTATGGCTGTAGGTATTCAAGATGGTAGTTTGACTGTAGACTATAGTAAAATTGACGTAGACATGGTGGAGGTATAATGACTACCCTACAAAAACTAATTAATCAAGCTAATGATACACCACCCAACATTAGCGATACCAACTATCTATCTACAGATGCTACTGTTGGATTAGTAGAAGAGAAGAACAAAGAAATAGATAAGTCTATAAAAGATACATCTGATTTCTTTCAGCAAAGAATAGATAACTTTAACTCTTCCCATAGTCGGAAGATGGAAAATATCAATAAACTGATTGACTTTATACCTAAAGCTAAAACTTTAATTGATAATAAGATAAACTTTGATAACGACATTAATCACATTCAGATGATTAAACAGGCTGGTGAGGACTATGAAGCAGACATGCTAGACTCACAAGCTGAAACTATGGAGAATGAGATTAGTGTCGGATTACAAGGTGCAGCTGGAAACTTAGAAGCAACTAACGGTCCTAAGTTTGCCAAAAACATGGCACTTATAGGATCTATAGATACTGAACAGCTAAACACAAGACAGATATTAGATCGTTATTCCTTACAATTACCAGCTTTAATGGCTCAGGCTAAGGGTACTTTACAGTTACCCGGTGGACTAGGCTATGGTGACATTACTAATCCTGATGATATTAACCAGTGGTCTTTAACTGCTCAAGGTTTAGTATTAGGAGAAATCTACCGTAACAATCCTGACATAACTGACAGAGAAATTAGAAAGTATTTACTACCTTCTATGCGGACTACTGAGAAAAACCTGATGTCACAGTGGGCTAATAGACAAGATGCTATAGCTGTTGACGCTTACGACAAAAATCGAATGATTAAAACGTGGGATTCGGCAGGCGGTGAAGCTCCTATTGAAGCTAACTTTGGACCTACAGGTTTTATACAGCAAAGAGCTGCATACTTTGAAGAGATCTACCCCGGAAAAGGGCTACGATTTGCTAGAGAAGAGTGGGTTGACACCATGACACAGGGTATAGAAGCTCAGTTTGTGTCACAACAAAGCGTTGATACATTACTTGATACTCCAATCAAATGGAATGATGGTAGTACAATGACTTATACAGACAAGTTTCCAGTAGAAGCTGTAAAAATGAGAGGTGCTGTTGCAAAGTCACATCTTGCTATGAAACAAGAAGCTGACGAGTTAGAGAAAAGCACCAAAGAGTTATGGAAGTTTGAAAACATAGAAAACCATGAAGGTGTTAAAGATCTTAACTGGGTAAGAGAAACTGCCAGAAGCTGGAGAGAAAACTTTAAAACTACTGAGTATCCAGAAGAGCTAAAAACAGCATATACTATTGGCTACGAAGATGAAGTAGAAAGAGTGAGAAGATTGTCTCACATTGCAAGTACAGGTGGTATAGTCAGTGAGGATGATATAGCTACTATACAGAATCCTACACTAAAAGCTAAAGCAGCTGAACTTGTTAACAGAAGTGGTAATAATGTACCAGAAGCAATAATGGAACAAAGTGAAAAGTATTTAAAAGCTAAAATAGCTGAGTATACATTTGAAAATGACTTAAGTAAAGCACAGACTCCTAAGTTTAAAGCTATTGAGCGTAACATGATGCAAGATTATAGGATTGAGTTTGCCAAATTAAAAGGTCAAAACCAATCAGATGAAGTAGCACAGCGTGGAGCTGAAGAGTATGTTATTGAAAAAATGCGTAAAGGTACAGGTAAAAGAGGTGAAAATGCTTATGATACATTACCAGAGTATAAATATAATAGCACAGCTGCAAGCGATTTAGCTATAGCTAGAACATCATATGTAGTTGATAAAGAATTACTATTTAGTACTGCACCAATAGCTGGTGAAGAAGCTTATCTAGATGCAGCAGAAAAGTATTGGAAGTCTGATTTTAAACGTGGTTCACTACCAGAATATTACCGAGCATTATCTGCTCTATTTCCTGAGTTAGATCCACATGACTTTGCAAGAACTAGGCTAGAGTCTACAGGGCGAATTAAACAAGGTTTAGGTACATATGTAAATGTAGAAGATTCTAGAGATTTTACAGATAAAAATACATCATCAAAAACTTATCGTAATGTACTAACTACTGGTAATATGGATTGGATGTTAGAAAATATAACTAATCCAGCTTACAATAAAAATGGTGGTTTTGATGCAATTACTAAAAATGGTAAGTTTGTACAATTAGATAAACCATTAACTCAACATACTCTAGGTGAGGTCCTAGAACTTGCTACAGAGTATGATAGCTTTGGTATGTATAATATATCTAAAGAAGGTTTATTACAAGTATTAATGGAAGGTGGCATGCCTTTTGACTTGCAAGACATGTTTAGTGAAGACATACAGAAAGCTCTTGTTTTAGGTCGATTAAGACAAAAGGTTAATAGAGGTCACGGACTAAATGGTATGCCCGGTTTTAAAAGATTGGTCAATGTACCAGTACAAGAACAGCAGCAATTTTATGATATTGTTGGAGTTCTACCACCTATGAATCAATTAGGAAATCTACTTCCCGGAGTTGCTAAGGCACTCGTGGATGCTAGTATATAATTAAACTATGGAAGAATATGAATTAGATCCTTCTGCTGTTGAAGATGCCGCACAACTTGTTGGTGAGTTTGGACGAAGAGAACAACAAAACGAAGCTACGGCTGAGGCAAAACAAGTTGAGTATGACACAGAACAGAAAGCATTAACTGAACAGGCAGACCCAAGGGAAGCAGACCAGTGGGGTTTAAAAGCAGTTGCAAAAGAAGCACAGTCTGCGGTAACAGGCGGTTTTCAAGATACCGCCTCTTCTGTAACTACATTCCCAGAGCGTACAATAGATGCACTCTCTGGAGAAATGGCAAAAGAGAAGAAAGAAAAAGGTTTTTACGAACCAGATTGGCAACCATTTAATAGCTATAGTGATCCTATTGTTACTAAAACATGGTGGGGTAATCTGATGAGAGGTGCTGTACACTTTGGTACAATGGCTGTAGGTACAGTTGCTGCCGCTAAAGGATTAGCTGTAACAGGTATACCTTTGCTAGCCGGTGGTGCGACAGCATTATTAAAAGCTGGTAGCGTTACACGAGCTGCAAGTATTGGTGCTTTGTCTGATACTGTATCTAAAACATCAGACGGACACAACGCTATAGGTACACTAACTAAACACTATGGTTGGGCAGATACACCTTTAACTACTAAAGATACTGACCATCCTATTATAATGAAAATAAAAAACATTATAGAAGGTATGGGTATCGGAATTGCATTTGATGGTGCACTTTGGATATTGGGTAAAGGTGGTAGTAAAGTTAAACAACAGATAATAGCACGTAATAATAGTGTAGAAAAACAAACACTAGAAGCTGGTTTATCACAGCTACGTAAAGGTGAAGTAGAGTTTAGAGCAGATAAAAATGCTCCTATAGCTGACAGGCATCAAGGTGCTCATGTATCAGAAGTAGACGCACAAACTGCTAGAGAACAGTTAGGTCGTACACGTAACGAGTGGGGATCTGAAGATGGTTCTACTGGTTCTGTTACTACACCTGTACAACGTGAACGTGTAGCTAGAGAAAGTGGTACAACTGATGAGATAGTTGAGACAACTTTACGTAAGTTACTTAGTAATGACAAGTTTCAAGCTGAACTAGACGCTGTAAAAGGTGACAGACAAGCTCTTTATGATACATATAGAGACGCTATTAAGGGGTTTAGAGAGATTACAGACGGCAGAAATGCTGCTGACATGACTGATTTAGAATATCTAGATAGGTTATTTAAAGCTAATCCTGATGTAGTAGATGGTGTAGAGATCTGGACAGCACGAAATGTAGTTGTTGCAGACCTAGTTGTAGGCTCACTACTCAAACAACTAAGAGATACAGGTATAGCTGGTAGAGAAATAATGGATCTTGTGTCTATAGATGACATAGATGGTCCAGCTAAACAGATAGTTGACACTATGTTAACTGCATTATTTCAAGTAAAAAAATCCAGACTTATATTATCTGACGAGTTTAGAGCATTAGGTGCTGGTAAAGCTAGAGGTAGAGCTATTAACGATGCTGTAACAGCAGAAATGCAAGATGCAAAGGATTCTATATTATCTATACTTAAGATAGCTAAAGATGATCCAGACGATGATTTACTTAATGCGTTGTTTGAAGCATTTTCTATGATGAATAATGTAAATCAACTCGAAGATTTTGATAATTTTATCAGAACTGTATTATATGGTGGTAAATTAGACGCTACTTCACCTGATCGTACAGGAGCTATTATACGAGGCTTACAAGAAATGATGAGTCACAGTATACTAAGTGGACCTAAAACACCATTCCGTGCTCTTATGGGTACATCTGGTGCAACATTTCTTAGACCATTATCTACAGCTCTTGGAGCTACATTACGTTATCCATTTGAAGGAGACGCAGCTACCATACGTGCTAGTCTTGCTTCAATGAACGGTATGTTAGAAGCTATACCAGAGGGATTTCAGTTATTCTTTACAAGACTTAACTCTTACTGGAAAGGTGATATGTCTACAATTAAAACACGTTACGCTGAATTTACTAAGAGTGATGTAAACTGGGAGCTTGTACGTAAGTATGCAGAAAGTGATCGTGCAAATGCAGGCGACAAGGCTGCTTTTTACTGGGCTAACATGGTACGTAATCTTAATAATGTAAGTTTATTTACATACTCTACAAAAGTCATGGCATCTATTGATGATACTTTTGAATTTTTATTAGGTAGATCTAAGATGCGAGAAAAAGCTATGCGTTCAGTATTAGACATGCAGGGCAATGGTATTGAATTACCAGAGATTACACCTGAGCTAATGAGAGCATATCAAGATGACTTTGTTGGACAGGTGTTTGATGCTAATGGCAACCTAGTTGACGAAGCTACAAAGTTTGCACGTAGAGAAGTAACACTTACTAAAGAATTAACAGGTAAGTTTGCAAAAGGTCTTAACGATGTATTTAGTGCTGTTCCAGCTGCTAGACCATTCTTTCTATTTGCTAGAACTGGTGTAAACGGACTAGAACTTACTGCTAAACATACACCCGGATTTAACTTTTTAGTTAAAGAGTTTAATGATGTAGCATTTGCTAATCCTAACAACCTAGATTCTGTAAATAAATATGGTATCTATACAGCTGAAGAACTAGCAAACGCAAAGGCACTACAAACTGGTAGATTAGCTATCGGTGCTGGTGTTATTACTCTAGGTGTACAAGCTTGGATGAATGGTAAGATGACTGGTAATGGACCAGCTGACAGACAGAAACGCCAAGGTTGGATAGATGCTGGGTATATACCTAGAACTATAGAGCTAGCTGGTGTACGTGTAGGATATGATTCTATCGAACCTTTTAACCTTATAATGTCTACTATCGCTGATATAGGTGATGCAAGTGAACTTATGGGTGAAGAGTGGACAGAAAGAGAACTACAAAAAATGTCATTAGTTGTAGCTCAGGCTATATCTAGTAAGTCATACCTAGCTGGTATACAGTCATTTGTAGATTTGTTTGCTGGTAGACCCGGACAAGCAGAAAGAATACTATCTGCACTTGCTAACAACCAAGTACCGTTAGCTGGTTTACGTAACGAAATGGGTAAATTATTTACACCATACATGCGTGAAATAGGATCTGGTATTGACCAGTCTATACGTAACCGTAACTTAATAATGGAAAACATAGCAGGCGAAGCATTACCTATCAAATATGATATGTTAAACGGTAAGCCTATTAAAAACTATGATTTCTTTACTCGAGCATTTAATGCTGTGAGCCCTGTATCTCTTAACTTAACACAGAGTGTAGGTCGACAGTTCTTATTTGAGAGTGGTTATGATTTACGTATGTCTACATACTATGCACCTGACAGTACAAACCTAACTGACGAACCTAAAATAAGATCTATGTTCCAGAAAGCTATAGGCGATCAGAACCTAGAAAGACAACTTGACAAATTAGCTACAGATGCTAGAGCATTAGCATCACTAGCAGAGATGCAAAAAGATATACGTAATGGTGATAGAGCAAAGTACGATGCAAGAAACTATTGGCATAACGGTAAAATAGATCAATTATTCCAAGAAGCACGCAAAGTAGCTTGGGCTCAGATCATGAATAATCCAGAAGTACAAGAGATTATTGATGAGCAGAAAAATAAGAAACGTGCAAAACTTCTCAAAATGAGAGATACCACCGACATCCTCAATCTTCCTTATAAATAAATGGCAACAACTTTCGCAGATTTTACTGGGGATGGTAATGCAACCAAAGCGTTCTCTTTCCCATCAATAAAAGAAGCTGATATTAAAGTCGAAGTAGATGGTGTTATAAAGACAACCAGTACTCACTACAATATAACCAGCTACACAACAACAGGTGGTGGTAATGTTGTTTTCACATCAGGCAACATACCAGCAAGCCCAGCTGCAATACGTATCTTTCGTGATACAGACGTAGACAATGCTAAGGCAACCTACACAGCAGGCTCCTCAGTTAAGGCAGGTGATCTTAACAACAACCAAACGCAGTTATTATATGCTGCACAAGAAGAACAGGATCAAACAGTAAACACATCTAAAATAAAAGATGGTGCTGTTACAACATCTAAAATCAAAGCAGGTGCTGTAGATACTACTCAACTAGCTAACGGAGCGGTTACAACTACTAAATTAGGTGATGATGCAATCACAACTGCTAAGATAGCTGATGAAGCAGTTGACACTAATCGACTAGCAGCTGACGCAGTAACTAGTGCTAAGATTGCAGATGACCAGATAAACTCTGAGCATTATGTTGATGGCAGTATAGATACAGCTCACATAGCTAACAGCCAGATAACAACAGATAAGTTAAATACTAATGCTGTTACAACTGCTAAGATTACAGACGCTAATATTACAACTGCTAAGATAGCTGACAGTAATGTGACTACTGCAAAAATAGCAGCAGATGCAGTTACGGGAGCAAAGATAGCTGACGACAGTATAAACTCCGAACACTATGTAGACGGAAGTATAGACACAGCACACATAGCTGACAGTCAGATTACTTCTGCCAAGATAGCAGACGGAACTATTGTAGCTGGAGACTTAGCAAGCAATGCAGTAACTACAGCTAAGATAAATGCTGGTGCAGTAGACACCGCTGAGCTAGCTAATGGAGCTGTTACAACTACCAAATTAGGTGATGATTCAGTAACGACAGCTAAAATAGCTGACGAAGCAGTTGACGCTAACCGAATAGCAAGTGGTGCAGTAACTACAGCTAAAATAGCAGCTAGTAATGTTACAACAGTAACAATAGGTAATAATGCAGTTACAGCAGCTAAGATAGCAAGTAACGCTGTTACAACTGACAAAATAGCTGACAGTGAATTATCAACTCTAGCTGGTATGCAGTCTGGTACAGCATCTAAACTAGCAGCTGGTACAACTCTTACAGCAGATATTGCTGACCTTAACCA